CCACCCGCCGATCCAGTTGACTGGGCGGGGGCGGCGTGAACTTCACCACGTTGGTGGTTGCTGGCAGTTCTTTTCGTAGGCTGGCCCCGCCGCGCTCACCGCAGTGATGGCACATCCATTTGATGTCGGGCCACTCAATCTTTAGGGAGAGAACCCGCTCGCTTTTGTGGGAACCCTTTCGCATGTGGCTGCATGCTGGGCAGGTTCGTCTGTATTGGCCATTTGGTTTGCTTGAATATTCGTCAGTCAATAGTTCGGTTGTCTCTGTCACCTTCCGTCACCTCCATCACACGAGTCAGGTACACCTTAGCACGATCAGGTCCGAGGGCAAGCATGCGTTGGGCCAGCTTGGCTACTGCGCTTGGCTCAAGGTCGGCGGCAGAGCAGACGGCAACAAAGTCCTCGCCTTTGCCATCACCAATCCACTCGACGGCCTCATTCCGTAGGCTGGCCTCAGACTCGCACAGGTCACGCAGTGCGCGACGAATCACCTCGCTCCAGACGGTTAGCTCAGACACGCGAGTTTGATTTCCGAGCGCGGGTTCTCCCGGTCGAGCGCCCACAGCACCACCTTCGCCCTGATCTGGCGGTCATTTTTTATAATCTTAGCCGCCTGGAGGGCATCCATGATGAGCGATTCGTCCAGGTCGGGACGGCGCGTAGCGTAATGGATGCGACACCACATGAGGACATCATCTAGGATTAGCTCGTCAATCCTTGGCGCTTGCAGATGAAACTGCCGAGCGTAGGCCAGCGCCTTCTTGGATTTGATTAGACGCGGTTTCCCTCCCATCCTGACGATCCGTCGTTGATTTGATTTGCTGGCAGGCTCGCCCAAGATGGTGGCTTCCCACTCCCAGTTAATATTTTCTGGCTCCAACAACTTGTCTATTGCCATTTAACTATGCCTGTGTTTATATGCCGCCTGACTAACAGAGGTGACATACTGAAATGAAAATCACAAACAAATTCGATCTCCCTGATCCTGTGGTCAGGGCCATCACGGCCTTCGATAAGGGCGACCAGCCTGAAGGACTGAGGGTCACGACCCTCATCGACAGCCCCCGCATCTCCCAGCTACGGCGGATGCACTACCCCAAGCTAACCGAAGATGTGAGCCAACTGGTTTACCGGGTGTGGGGCAGCGCCATCCACGAAATCCTTAGCCGCGAGACGAGCAATGCCTACGTCTCTGAAGAGCGGCTATCCCACACAGTAGATGACACGTTGATCAGCGGAGCAATCGACTACCAGTTTGTCGAGGACGATGCCGTCGATCTAAAAGACTATAAAACGACTGCCGCCTATGGCGTTTCCCAAGGCATCAAGCCCGAATGGGAGCGGCAGATAAATGTCTATGCCTACCTGATCAGGCACGTCAAAGGCCTGTCTGTGCGGTCGGCCAGCGCGGTGGCATTCATCCGTGACTGGCGGCAGTCGGATGCCGATACACGGGAGGGTTATCCTCCTGCCCCTGTCCACGAAATCCCTGTCCATCTGTGGTCAGAAGACGAGCAGGACCGCTACGTCGAGGGGCGTGTGCGTATCCACAACAACGCCGAAGTCCAGGCCGACTTCAATGACTTGCCCCGCTGCACCGACGAGGAGAGATGGGCGCAGCCCACCAAGTATGCGGTGCATAAGGGCAAGAACAAACGAGCGCTCAAGCTCTTCGATGTCGAGGTGGATGCCCAGACATTTGCAGGCGAATCGGAAGACCGAAACATTCAAGTTCGACCGGGCAGGTATGTCCGATGTGAATCGTGGTGCGCCGTTGCACCATTTTGCGGCCAATATGGAGGTGACAATGACTGAGATACCCAAGGAAATTGCCGAGGCTCTGTTCGCCACGGCCAAGGCAGTGGCGGATAATCCGCTGTTGAAGGACATGCAGAACGAGTTCGCTAAGTTCAAGTACGTCCCCATCGACAGCTACTACGCAGCAATCCCACCGCTGGCCTTGAAGCACGGCCTGTTCTGGAGATGCAGGGAGACAGAGGTTGGAGGCGAGGGCAAGACCTTCAAGTTCCAGTACTCTTTTGATCTGATCCATGAGGGCGGTGCGACCGTCGAGGGCTACGACATCGTCACGATCTACCACCCGGCACAAGGTGCGCAGAGTAGCGGCTCTGCCCGAAGCTATGCGGACAAGCTCTTCATGCGCACCGCTTTCAAGTGCGTGACGGGAGAGAAGGACTCAGAGTTCTTTAACAGGGAACCGGAGGAAGACTTCGATCTGGGTGATGCTGATGCTACCGACAACGGCGATGAGAAGGCGAATGCAAAGCAGCTAGAGGACGCAACAAAGATTGAGCAGCCAACTCCTGTCGCCGCCAAGCCAAAGAAGGACGATGCGGCAGCGACAATGTCTCTGGAGGAATGGCGCAAGGGATTGCTGGGCCACCCAGAAAGCCCGGTCACCAAGGACGGCGACACGGTAAGCATCGCGGACCCAGCCAACAGTGAGGGTGCCGATCTGGTGCTGAAAACCTTCAGCACTTTCATGCCTCGCATCACTGACCACAAGAACGGCAAGGAGTGCGTGACTGCGCTCAATAATTTTTACCGCGTCAACAAGGATGCGGTACTGGCACTAAGGGAAATCGACCCCAAGCATGAGGCCACAGTGCTTGGGTACTTCAAGGCCGCGAAGGCGGCTGCCAATAATGGCGATGTGTGGCAGGCAGAGGAAGAAGACTGATGGCAAAATTAACATTAGGCGGGGGCGCAATCTTTCGCAATCAACGCAAGGTCGAGAGACTAAAGATATCAGTGGATGAGGTTCCTGATGCCCACCCTATGGCCCCCGAACTTTCGGGTGACGTGGGGTTCACGAAAGAAGCGGTTCAGATGCTGGTGCAGCAGTTCAAGGACGGGAAGACGGAGGTTAGTCCGGTCTCAAATCAACATGAGGCAAAGCTGGAGATAGCCGCGAAACTCAAGAAGCAACGGGACAATGTGACACCGTATCTTTCGGTCTGGTTCTCAGAGCCATACGAAAAGCCAGCCGCGCCCAAGGCTAGTGATGACCTTGACGACGACATCCCGTTCTGATGCTGACGCTAGAAGATGTGCGATCTCTTTGGTCTCAAACAATACGAGACAAGGGAGGCTACTGCCCGTGTTGTGACCGGTGGGGGAAAATATACCCCCGCCAGTTCAACTCGACAATGGCCCGATCTCTTATTTGGTTGGCGACATGGACGGCCAACGATGGCTGGTGTGATGTACCAAATTGCGCACCGAAGTCAATCGTTAGAACCAATCAGTTGCCGACTACCAGATGGTGGGGGCTGGCCGAGCGTCAGCCATCTGGCGATAGCGCTATAAAACATTCTGGCTGGTGGCGTGTGACGGACAAAGGCAATCAGTTCGCAAGGGGAATGATCACCATACCGAAAGAGGTCTTCACCTACAACGCCGAGGTCCTTTATTTTGGTTGCGATCTCATACACATCAAGGAGGCGTTCAAGAACCAGTTCGATTACGAGGCGGTGATGCTCCCTGCAACGGTAGCGCAACAGAGCCAATGGGAATTTTAGAAAAAGCTGCCGCTCTCGTCGGTGGAGACAGAGCAGACGCCTATGGCGATTGCGTGGCCCTCCACCGTCGCCTTGCGGCGTTGGTCAACGCATATATGGACGGTAAAGAGGAGGCGACGGCATACGATGCCGCCGTCTTCTTGATACTGGTTAAGATCGCACGGATGCGGCACAAGCCCAGCGCCGATAGTCACACAGACATTGCTGGCTACGCATCTATTTGCCAGTCAATATTTGAGGAGGAAGAAAATGGTGGGAGCTAAAGGCAGGCCACGCCGCATGGAAACCGAACACTCCACCTACAACGTGCTGCTACCTGAAACCACGATCTCTGCGATAAAAGAGAAGGCTGACACCAGCGGTGTCTCTTCAGCACAGGTGGTCAGGAACGTGCTGGCAGATGGGTTGGAGGAAAAGAAAAAAGGGGGCACCATCCAGAGTTGGTGCGAAGACCTCAAGCTCGCACTACAGATCGTGCGAGAAGCGTATCCAGTACCCAGATTTGCCGATGGCAAAACATTGGGGGATCAGATCGCAGCGAAGATCGAAGCCGCCTTCAGCCGAAAGGGAAACAAATGACCGAGAAAGAGAACACCTTCTGCGCCAAATCATCGTCCATCTTAGCTGGCCTCAGCAACGGCGAGGTCTCGGCGTATGAAGCTGAGTGGGGGCTGCTAGACCTCGGCTGGTGCAGTTCGGCCATCGCTAGCGTGTTGAAGGACTACTCCAGAGGAGAAGAAGGGGGGCCAGTTGACTAGACCGGCCCCCTTCCCGAAACACTAGATGAGGTGACATCCGTGTGCCACACGCGAGGCGTGCTGCAATGCACACTATATCACCAGTGTGCGCGGATGTCCACTAGGGGTCACCCCCGCTGATGGTGTCCTGCCCAATGTCGGCTAGCTCATCCTCCAGTTGCTCCCTGCGTTCGGCCTTGGTGCGGTGTCGGGCTTTGCGCGGTTCCAGCCCCCAGACCGTATGGGCCACCACATCATGGGCGTAGACTTCCTCCGACAGCAGCCGGATGCGGTCGATCAGACGGATCAGGATCACCCGGTTGGAGGCAATGTCCTTTCGGATGCTATCGATCTCACGGTGGATGTGCTGATGCTCTTCTTGCAGGTCTTTAGAGAACCTCGCCACCAGCCAGCGCAACAGCCAGAACAGGCAGTAACCAAGAGCGAGCGCAGTCAGAACAGGATAGCCTACTGTCTCGAACAGCGCGATGAATGACGTGATATCCACTATCAGCCATGCCTA